GTAAAATTTCTATCTTTTACATCATCTAGCTTAAGTAAATTCCTATATTTTTTAGCACCATATGATACGCTAGTATTTAATAAACATGCTACTTTTTTTGCAGTTTCTTCCATTACATACATATATGCATCATACATATATTCTGTAGCATCATTTGCCAATATTCTTGAAGTTTCTACATTTGATGCAGCTACTCTTGGTTGAGAAGCTTGTTGCATTAAGTTTGGATCTACTCCTAACTCTTGTGTTAAAACTTGATAATGGAATTGATATAATTGAATTAAAGCATTTAATTGAGGAGCAAAACCACTATTAGCTAATTCTGTAATTGGAACTGGTATTCTATTACCTTCAGCATCTCTACCTCTATAATAAAGCTTACCAGTTTGTTCCCATATCTTTTGAACGTCTAAAGGTTTTACTGAATCTCCTAATCCTAAATCTAATTCTTGCATTGCATCTACATCAATTGCAGCTCCTGCTGGGACCATTTTGGCTACCAATTGTTGAATCTTCAATCTTGACAAAATCATTTGCTCGATTGGTTCTTCTATTTTTTCAGGTACTGCTACGTTTCTTTGATCGTAGTTTTGGTACATATAAAAGCTATATGAAAATTCTGCATTACCAATTTCTTTTGGGTCTTGCGGACGTACCATATTCTTTTTAATCCCCCACTCCAACATTGTTTTAGTAACAGGATTATATACACCTTTATAAATATTCCATTTCTTCTCTTCTAAATATTCTTGATTCTCATCTAATCTTTCAGGTTTACCCTTTCTTATAATTGTACTACCATTCTTTTTAGTCTTGGTAATTGTATATCCATCAGAATCTAATGATTTAATTTCAAAATTCATTAAATCAATATTCCATTCATCATATGGACGCAAATAAGCTACATTCCAATCTTGCATCCATTTTATCTTATCTGTAAGTTGATATTCTTTGGCAAACTGAGCTAATTGAAATATCTGCTCTTCTGTTAAAATACCACCATTATCTTTACCATATCTTGCTCTTACTTCACTAATCTTCATTGAAGAAATATGACCTCTATAAGCCGTATCTCTAAAATCTGGGAAATCAGAATAAGAATAAATTGCATTTTCAGGACGAATCCATTCAACATGAATTTCCCCATCTTCGTCCATCCATGTATAAGTACATACTAATCCTACTTCAGCAGAATCGTGTAGTATTCTTTCTTTCAATACATCATTCCATCCATTAGCTTCAAAAACATTATTTACGCCTAAGCTATATAATATTTCTTCTGGCAAACGATTGAATTCGCTTTTCCATAAATCTAAATCATCTTTATCTTCTGCTACAAATTGATCTTTTAAAATTGGTACTCCAGATTGCTGCTGCAACATTGCAAGCGTTTCTTTATTTTGAAAAATAAATTCTGCTTCGTCAGCTAAATCTCTTTTTTTATTTGCTGAATTACTATCTACTGCTGTAACATTAATTTTTTCATTTCTTGACATCCATGAACTAACTAATCTACCTACAATAGTATTCCCTATAATAATTGATTTCCAATTAATATTAACATAGTTAGCTTTCCCATTCATTTCAAGACGATCTAAGAAAACACTCATGTCTATTTTACCATTCGCTATTTGTCTATTTTTTCTAAACCTATTATTTCTTATCCAAAAATAAGTTTGATTGCCATAAATTGTGGCATATATATTTTGTGCTACTTTTCTGCCATATTCAAAATCAGATTTTGATTTGACGTTAGTAGTTAACTGAAACGATTTTAATGCTTGACCTGCGTCATATGCATTTATGTCTAATGGAGTTGAAGCCAATTTAACTTGATTTTGTCCTCAAATATACCAAAAAATCAACAAATTAATTAAAAAAAAATTTAACTAAGACTTGGTGTATAACTTTTTACCAAAGGTTCCCTTTTTACTTTTAGCTGTACTGGCTCCATCAAGCACACCAAAAGCATCAAAAAAGATACTGTTTGGTCAAATTCTGTTCTGTTATTTGGATCAAACTTTTTGGCATCTTCTAGTAAATTTTCAAAATCTATTGAATCAATATGATTTTCAAAATACATGACTCCAACATCAACTTGTTTTGTTAAACTAAATGGAGTAGTTGGGAATCCTTTGAATCTTTCTGCATCTTTTTTAGTTGGGTCTATTGATATTTTAGGATATAATCCCAAGTAAGATACTCTTCCCCTATCTCTAAAATAAGACAGATAATCATCACTATTATGCTCATACCAAGCCCTATATCCATAAAATTCAGCTGCTAGCATTACTTGTTCATGCAGTGTTTCCTTGATTTGTGGTCTACCATAAAGATGACCTATTGCCTTACCTGTGCTCTTTGGGTCAAGTAAATTATATCTCCTTCCTATCCATGCAGATGCTTTTGAACCATATTTACCACCTTGACTATTGCTATAACCATCAATTGCTATTGCACCATCATCAGTTCTGCCCGGTTTCTTTAAATTTATATCGTATGTATGTTTATTTTCTTCCCCTTTTGGTGGTAATTGGGTAATTTTCCAATGGAAATCTTCTTCTTTATCTGAAGCCTCCCTCCATCTAACAATTTGGTCTATATCTCTATAAAATATTATTTTTCTCTTCAAAACAGGATTTTCCTTCAAAAAAGCTTCCCTTTCGCCAATATTTAAAGCATTAAATATACATTTATCTGAATCTGTACTAAATGCCTCATCAATTGTAAGTGGTTCTTTCCTAATACGAGCAGATAATGCTCTTGGGTTATTTTTAACAGTTTCCCTATCTGCTAAAATTTGTTCTAAAGTTTTATTCTCATCTGGATAACCAAAGTCATCAAAATTTCTAGTTCGCTTAGCAGACATAAAGAATCTATAAAGACCACTTGAAGTTGTACCATTATCTTGCCGCTTGTCCTGATTGCTTTCCTCCCATAATAATTTAAATGCATCTTGTACGCCATCTTTTTCTGTTGTAAGTTTTTCTACTGTGGTGGTATACAATGCTTTACCAATAATTTGACCTTCATCATCTAGCAAACAATAACGCACAACCTCATGTCTATCGTATACGTTTACTTCTGTTGTTTTCCCGCACTCATCCGCTACATATCTATGTAATTTTTGACCATCATAGGCTACTGCATCTGCTGATTGAAAATCTATAACTGAACCTAATTCATCCTTATCTATATTTTCCTCTGCTTTTTTACCTCTTACGTTTGTCTTTTGGAACCTCATCTCAGACTTTGGATTTACCCCCAAAGACATATCATATTCTGGTCTAAAAAACTTAGGTAATCTTCTAAATGGATTTACTACTGTCTTGGCAAAGAATTTTTTGGCATCAGAGCCTGTTTTAGACTGAATGCCGCCATTTGTCATCTTAGTCCTTGTGGTATATTCAGTTACAAATAAACCTGCTACAAATGACTTACCAAAACGTCTTTTAGTTACCTCAAGCATCCCCATACACAAGGGGTCTTGAATGCAATAGTCCATGAAATAAAACTTTTCAAGGTCTGGGTTTCTAAATTTAGGGTAACCAATATCAATTGACCACCATTGTAGATATAAATAATGCAAACCAGTCAAAAATGTTGCTTTACCATTATTCATGTACCAAAATCCATTCAGCCTTCTATCCCATTCTTGTCTTTTAAATTCCTCTAATCTTTCATCATAAAAATCAGCTTCATCGTCTTTTTTCTTTTTGTCAAAATCGTCCCATTTCTTCATAGTATCCATATACCAAGAAGGTAATGGAATTCTTTTCCAATATTGCTCTAATTTATCCTCAGACCTCTTATAAACGCCTCTAAATTCTAATTGTTTGGTAATTATGTTAAAAACATAACCTTCGGGCGGTAAATTACATAGTAATCCTTGTATATCTACTATGCTTCCACCTTCAATTTTATCGTACATAATTAATTTCTTTTACCAGCTAATTCTCCTACTGCATCAGCCATATTTTCTGGTGAAAATGGCTTTTTGTTAACTTGAACTACTTCTTTTTTTTCAATAGTTGCTTCTTGACCTATTCCTGCTAATACTTCCAACGCTTTTATTGATGCTGAAATAGTGCCTGCATCTACCCAAATTTTTTGTAATCTCTCAAATGTCTTAATTTTTGGATCATCAATATCAATTGCTGTTAGACTTGTTTTGTTTAATAATTCAGCCATTTCATTGGCTTTTCTTTGCAAACTATAATATAATTTACTAATACCATCTTTTTCATAATAATCCAACTTTGATTGGACGTATGCAATTTGTTTTTCTAAATCCTTTATTTTATCTTCTAGTTCTGACATATTATGCATTTAATTTTTTAGCATCACTTTTTGTAATACCCACAAGATATTCTCCTTTTTCTACTAATTTAGTTAAGCCATGGTCAATAGCTATAATTTCTTCTCTTGTGTTATCTTCATTCTCATAATGCCTTAATCTAATCATACTTTCTTCTTTACCATCATCCCCTTGATATATAATTTGATAATCAGCAGATTTAACAGTATCGCATACATTACCCTTTAATTCACCGCTAGTTATATATAATTTATTCTTAATTTGCTCTGGTTCTATCCCTTCCATAAAACCGGTATATGGTTTAAATACCCTTAATGCGGTAACGTAGTTATGCAAAGTGTTCCATGTGGAGCATCCCTTTTCTCTCCATAAAAAACATTCTTGTTCTGGAATAGAATAGTATTTTACATCCGATGAAGCTTCTTTAGTTGGAGCTTGATAATTAAAAATTCTATAGGTATCATGTGTAGCATTATGGTGAATCAAAATATCTGAACCTTCAGTTACACCAACCCCATTAACAACAATTGCATTTACAGGCTTAACATAACGCATATTAAAATTGTCATATTGCCTTTCTAATTTAATTTTAGTTCCATCTGCAAAAGTGTGAAAATTTTTACTTTCCAAGTCTACTTTTACAATTACTCTACCTTTTGGAGCGATTAATTTCATAATTTAATTAATTTAATCAAAGTTAACGATTTTTAATAACGGTCAAAATTTATTATATTTGTTAAGCCAAACATATATTCATAACAATTAAAACAAAACACAATGGCACAAGTAATCAATGTTACTGTATTGCAGAGAAATCAATACAATACAGCTACAGGAGGTGTTCTTACACTTATCCCAGCACAGGGTTTTACAGCAGTACCTTATTCTGGAACTATTAATGGGACAGCAGGTAATGCAACTATTACCCTTCCTGCTACTGGTTTAAATCAAAGAAGTACAACTTTAATAGTTACTTCTACGATTGCACAGCTTACAACAGCAGCAAACGCTTAGTAAATTAGCCCCGATTAGGGGCTTTTTTATTTTCTTTATATACTACCTTTAGGTTTCTATAAATCCTTTCAGCATCATTTAAAGTTTTACCTGCCCCAGCTGCTAATGCTACTGATAATCTTCTTAATTTTTTTGCGGCTTTGTTATTCATATTATTTTCCTTGACCCCTATATTTTTTAGGTTTTGGTGAATGTTTGTTATAACTTTTTTTAGCACTTCCTCTTTTTCTGCTACCAAATGTTACTTTTCTTGAATCAGTTAGTTTCGCCATTATTATTAGTATTTATGATTAATTGATATGAAAATAGACCATTTCCTTCATATTTTTTATTAACGGTATGCGAACCAAAAGATTTTTTTCTAAAATGCCTTAATTGAGCAGAAATTGATGCTGGTGGTTCACTAATTAAATCAGCTATTTCAGGCAATGTTCTAAACTTACCATCTTGCATTAGATTATAAATTTTATGGTGTTGACCACTTAACCTTTTATAATCTCTTTCTTCTACATAATCACTTCCGACAAAATCTAATACGTTTTGCATATTATTTATTTTTTGGTTTGAAAATAATCTTTATCAATTGATCCTCCATCCATTTTGTTGGGGTAGACCAATATGTCGTCATCGTAGAAGTTCCGCACCATGCCGTTGTGGTATAATACGACTTTCCAAACAGTGTTTGTGTCGCTTCCGTAGTCAAGCCATGCGATTGCTTTTCCATATCCAAGTGGGGTTTCAACATCTATTGAGTTATTTAATTCGTGAATGTACATTAGAATGGAGGATTTTCTTCTTGTTTATTACTTGATAATAATTGCAAAGATGTTACTCTAGCGTGTAATTGAGCTACAGTTTCTTTAGTTTTATCATTCAAATAAGTTTTAGCTTCTGGCTTTCCTTCCATGTAAATAAAAGTACCTTTTTTAAGATAGTTTGATACATTTGTTTTGTCAGTCCAGTAAGCACAAGATACCCATGTAGTTTTATCTACATCTTCACCTTGTTGGTTTTTAAACTTTTCGCTGTACGCCATTGAAAAATTAATTACATTTTTACCATTTACATTGTTGACTGTAGCATCTTGCCCAAGTCTACCAATTACAGAAATTCTAATCATTGTGTTGTGTTTTTATTTAAAAAATTATTTCTTCATTATTTTCATCTTTAAAAGGAACCCATTGTTGTGTTACAGTTTTAGATTGCCAAAAATTACGATTTGTTTTATTGATAATATCTTGGGTAATATCTCTGCCATTTATAAAGAATCTTCTTCTTTCCCAAAGGTACTCTAATAACATAAAACCTTTTCTACCAACTGCTTTTTTCTTTATTTTTTTAGCATGAAATTCAGCCGCAGGATTATTAGGATCTGTTTGCGCAAATGGTCTATGATAAACTAAAATATTATCCATTTTATTTGACCACATTGCACCATCATTTATATCAAAAACATCTGGACATTTGTAGTTCCCTGTTCTATCTCTTTCCATTAATTTAGGGTGAGCAATTATCCAAAAGTATATGTCATTCTTACGAGCAAATCTTGAGAAATCAGCAAGTAAAGTTTCAAGGTATTTATCAGTTCTACCACCATATCCCTTGTAATCATTTGTCATTTGGTTAAAAGGGTCAATGCAACAAAAATCTACTTTCTCTTGAACTATTAATTCCAAGAATTTTTCCTTGATATATTGCGGAGTAGGGGATAGCATTTCAGCACTTATATAAAAAATATGCTTTGAAATAAAATCATATGCTTCCTCATAAACTGCATTAGATGGTCTATGTGGATTGTATGGGGTACACTCGCAACCCAAAATCATCTCTACATAGTCATGAAAATATTCTTCAGCAGGGACATCTTCCGGTGAAAAAGTGGCAATTTTCTCACCAAACATCAAAATCCTATTTAGCAAATACCACTTTTGGTAAGCCGTTTTACCATAGTTTCCTATACCAGTAAGCAAAGTAATCTCACCTCTTTTTGGTTTAAACAAATAATCTATTTCTGGCACACCTAACCCCATAACCTTCTGAAAACCAAGCTCGTTTATCAACAAAGCTTTATCCTTAACATCAATTCCATAAACCACATCTTCAATCCTATAATTTTCTCCTTTTTTCTCTGTAAATTCCTTTTTTACATCAATTTCTGAACTTGTAATTTTATTTACTAATTTCTCTTTCTGAAGAGAAGCTGTTCCAAAATTGCCCATATTAGCCCTATAGCCGCTTTTTACGGCACTTCTCATCTCCGACATGGTAAAGTCATTGCTAACCACATACTCGGTCCCTATGAGGCTTAAAGCGGCATTCTCATCGATTCCAAATCTACAACACGCAGACGCTAGCTTAAAAATGTAAGTATTTCGCTCTCCAGTGACAAAAGCATCGTTTTTATTAGTTAACCATTTTAGGATTCTACGAAAGTTTTCAGAATCATCTAAAATTTGATTTTCGGAAACGACAATTGTTTCTACTTTTTTAATTTTCTTAAAAATAATTGCTTCCTTGTTGATATAAACTTCTGGATCAAAACTTTCATAACAAACTCGGCTTACGTTAATCCCACTTCTGTCAATTTCGGGGAAAACCTCTTGTAAAGATTGAAAATGTTCTCTGTGCTTTGTCCCATCTGCTATTCTAACCAATGCCTTTAACCCATTTCCAGAAGGGCTAACCCAACAAGCGTAAACAAATTTTTGTGAAATTATCTCGGTTTGTTTTTCTCTAAGTTCTGAAATATCATCAAAATCAAGCACAATAAAACCACTATGCTCAATCAGTTGTTCATCCTTTCTATCCTTACCAAACTTGCCACTAAAGCAAACTGATGGTAAATTTAATTTAATTTTATTGGCTTTTTCCTTGTCTAGAGTAGTTCTAATTTCTAGAACTAGATTCTGACTTGCCCCTGTTTTAATTCTTTCAAGTGCTTTGTCAATTGAGATAAAATGCGGTTCCTTGCTGAAAATGTTTTTGAAAATAGTAGCAATCATTGTTTTAGTTTAAAGTTTTTCCTAATTCTTGTTGGCGTTTTTTATACACCTCAAAGTCATTATTTTTAAAAATAGCACTTTTGGGTTCCTCAAATCCAACTAGTTCATCAAGCCAAGATTTTTTATTTATAAAAGTTTGAGGGTCTTTTCTGTATTTTTTTTCAGGTTGAGCTAATTTATATTTTGGGATATAATCCATGATATTTTTCCTTTCATCATCGTTTAAGGATTCCCACTTTTTTACAAGTTTATCTTTTTCACCAACTTTTTTATCATACAAATTCCAAAAATCACTAAATAGTATATTTATTTCCTTTCCTTTTATTTCCTTTATTTCCTTTCCTTTCCTTTCCTTTTTAGCATTGCCTTCGGATAGCGTTTGCAATGCGTTCGCATTTCCCCATCTGTAACTAGCTGATTTTCTTGCACTTTCGCTTTTGTCATTTCTTTGGTCAAGTCTTTCTTGTACAGATTTACTACCAAAAAAATCATCATTAAAAACAAATAAATCAAAGTCATTTACTACGGACGCAACCATATCGCTATCCGACCTTAAATCATACGCAATGCCTTCGTAATCCGTTCGCAATGCGTTCGCATTATTATATAAATCTTCTACTATAGCCCAAAACACGCCATATCCAACCATACCATGTTTTCTTATCAACCTTTTTATCTTTTCATCATTCCTAGCATTGTAGTCATGAGAAAAGTAGAATGTATCTTTTGGCATTTTATATGCTTAATCGTTAATAAAATCAGTGTCCATTGCTCTGTTTATCTTTGCTAGATTCTTATCAGAAAGATTCATTATCCTCTGAATAAAAATTGAGTAAAGCGTAGGATATGGTATTTCTGTTTTTCTTGAAAGCCAAGCTAGTGGTCGTTCTTCTTGTTCAAGATAGATAAGAATCTCGTCTTTTACATTTGAGTTTTTCATAAATAGTTTTGAGTGAGTAGCAAAGTAAAGAACTTTATTTTTAATTACAAAATTTATTTTTTTAAAAATATTTTTTGTTTATTTAATTTAATTAATTAGTTTTGCCTAACTAAAACAAATAACCTATGATAATAATACTTACAATAGCTATTTGGGAATTACTTAAAATTTTATATTACAAATTAATAAATAAATAATGGCATATAATAGTACAATAATAACTAAAAAAAAGCGTTGTGTTAATTGTGGTAATATTGATTATTGGTTTTCAAAAAAGATGTGCAAGCAATGTGCTGTTATGTTTAATACACAAAAACGTATGGAAGAATTTGAAGATGATACAGAAAGTTTTCAAAATCTTGTGCAAGACCTTGACCATGTATTTAGTCAATACATTAGAAATAGATATTCAGATAAAACTGGCATTGTTGAATGTTATACTTGTGGTAAAAAGCATACAATTGCAGAAATACAATGCGGTCATTTTATGGGTAGATCAAATTTAAGCACTAGATGGATGGAACATAATTGCAGACCACAATGTATGGAGTGTAATTACTTTAAAACTGGTAATATAGAAGAATTTGAATTCAAATTACACGAAGAAAATAATGCCATAGTTGATTTTTTAAGAGAAACAGCTAGGCAAACGGTAAAACCTACAAAAGATGAGCTAAAAGGCTTAATCCTAGAATACAGGGCAAAGCTAAACTTGGTAAAAAAGAAATTTATTGAAAAATAATTTGTATTTTTACGGTGGTTATCATAGTTTGTAGATTTAGTAGTTTTAGCCCCTGTGTAAAAAGCAGGGGTTTTTTATAGCTCATAAATGAGCCGATTATCAATCATATACGGCTCAAAGTTTTCTTATTAGTTAACTTTTGTGATTGATAAAGTTTTCTATTAGCTAACTTTTGTAACCAAATTGGTAACATCTGCATGAATTTTTCTGAATATTCATGCATAATGTGTCAAATAGTTAGGGTACAATATGTAAAATGTTGTAACATAATTAGGAGTATATATGTCACAGATTTTCAAATAATTGTGACAAAATTTGTTAATTGTTAGTAGTAGTACTACGCAAATAAGTAAAGTTATAACTTGACAAATGTTATTGTTAAACCTTCTATGCGTATGAAATACAAATATAATAAATTAAATTAAATTTTTTAAATTAAATTAATTAAATTAATTTTGTGCCAAAACAAATAACATGGCAAGAAACATTTCCCCCGATTCGGTTTCCAGTAAGGTAGCCGATCTAACATTAGGTGAGCATCTTAGGTTAGATAACCCATATACTTCTGTAATGGTAATGGTTTCTAATTTAAAGAAAAAAGAACTTCATAAAAACAAACTATTTAAAATTACAGCTATTGAAAACGCAACTATTGTTAACAGAATAAAATAAACTACTATGCATATACAAACTATTATTTACCAAAGAACATTTAATTTAGGCAACTACTCTTCTGAAAAAATTGGTGTTGAATTTGCTATTAACCAAGGCGAATCTGCTACTAAAGCATTGGACATCGCAAGAGATTTAGTAGAGGAGTACCATAAACAAAATGTAACAAGATTAAAAGATTTAGGTGATTTTTATCAAGAAGTTCCAGATGAAATTATTCCAACTCAATCAAAACAAACTTTAGCTGAAAAAACTATTCAATTTATTAATGCTTGCAAAACAAAACATGAATTAAAAGCTTGGGAATTAATGGCTAAAAGCAATCCAGAAGTTTTGGAATCTTATAATGCTAAACTTAAATTATTTTAATTATGAATTGGAATGAAATTTTAATCAGAGCAAGCTCTGTAGGGTATTTAATGACTGAACCTGTAACCAAAGCTGATAAAGAAGCTGGTTTACTTTCTAAGACCGCACAAAAACATTTGCTTGATGTTTATATTTCTGAAAAGTATAGTCGTAGAAGAGATATTCAAACAAAGCAAATGAAAAAAGGTATAGAAGCAGAACAAGATTCGATTGAATTATTGTCAATGTACCTAAAGAAACCTTTTACTAAAAATACGGAAAGATTTTCAAATAAATACATAACAGGTCTACCAGATATTATAGATGATGGAATTATTGATATTAAATCTAGTTATGATCTATGGACATTCTTGGGAAATCTTCCTGATAAGCTTGATAATTTATATTATTGGCAAATGCAAAGCTATATGTGGCTTACTGGTAAAACAAAAGCTACTATTGCCTATTGTCTTGTAAATACACCCGATAATATTATTCAACAAGAGAAGTATTATTTGCTTAAAAAGATGGATGTAATATCAGAAGAAAGCCCAGAATTTATCCAAGAGGCGATGAAGATAGAATTTAACATGACATTTGATGATATAGCAATGGAAGAAAGAATACTAATGTATAATGTTAGTAGAAATGAAGATGATATTTTACGCATTGAACAAAAAGTAATAAGAGCAAGAGAATATTTAGTAGATATTGAAAACACTCATAAAAACTTTAATAGATGAAAATAGCAATTGTAATTTTATGTATTTTATGGATATGGATTATCTATGAATGGAAAAATTCACCATTAAAAAATAATAACGAATAATATGGCAAAGAAAAAACCAAATATACCAGAAGGAAAACAACCATTAGATGGCTGCGATTTTTGTATGCAATTTGATTATGATGAACCTCATGTAATTGGAGCGAGTCCAGATGCAGATGGTGCAATAGAATTAGTAATCAAAGCATACTTAGATGCAGGTGTTACTTTTGTATGCCCAACAACAGGAAAGAAATTAAGAATTTATGCTCGTCCTTTAACAGATGCAGGTAAAGCAATACTAGAACCACCTACTGCTTAGGTATAATAGTTCCAACTGGATATGTTGCCCCTATTGGGGCTTGTGTTACAGATGTTTCACCAACATGAGCTCTAAGTGCTCTACGCATTGGAAATGCTAATTCATTAAGTGGACCGAAACATTCAGCTATAGTTACACCATTAACTCTTTGTGGTAATATTTTACAAGGCATACACCACATATTGCTCATGCTACTATCTGGTGTTTTTGCAATTGTAAATGTACGATTTACTGTAGGTAATTTATTCCAAGTTGGTGCTTGCGGAACTGAATCATAATACCAAAAATAAGACCATACAGTTTTATCTGTACTATCAGGAGTAATTTTAGGATTAGGTACTAGAATTGTATTTGCAATAGAAGGACCATCCATTACAGGACAAGCTGCTACTCCTTCACGAAATGTTTTACCTTCAACCATTATTGTTTTACCTGTTGGTTTCGCTCCGGATGCTCCACAAAATGCAAATTTACCAACAACTACTACTAAAGCTTTTTGATGAGCAAGGTCTGCTTTGTTTGATTTATTATATACAAATACAGAAACTATACCTAATATTAATAAAACTAATAATAATTTTTTCATTTTTTTTATTTAAGACTAAGCAAATATAAAGTTTTAGCGAATAAAGTAGCTATTTCATCTACTTGGTTCTGAATCCAAGTTTCTTCGTAAATATCTTTTCTTTCTTTTTGAATTGTATTATAAACAGATTTAAAATATTTAACTACCTGTTCTGCACTTTTATAATCAACTGGGCTATCTATTTGATAATGAATAGGTCTACCATGTATTCCACTAACACTTTCAACCAATCCATCAGTCAATTCAACAATTTCATCATAAAATTTACCCAATGCCTTATGAACAGCATAAGAATCAGTTTGATGATGCCAAACTACAGATTGATCAAATGCATCTTTAAGATAAGATACAAAATATGAAAACTTTTCTTCAGACATAATATTAAATTTAAGCTAAATTACGATTTTTTATGTGTATTGGCAAACTTCCTTGCAGCCTCAACACTCCCAAACCCCCAAGCCTTTAATGCTAAAGCTTTCCTTGTTGGTTCGCCATTTGGCTTTTTCATAGCACCAAGCATCCCAGCAAATCTAGCTGCAAAAGAAACCCTTCTAGGATTAACACCAGATTTAACAGGAGCTTTTAAATGTCCACCATGAGCATTATTGTATGAATCACGACCTTTTTGGTTTAATCCACCTGCTGGATTTTTACCTTCTTTTCTTTCCCAAGCTTCAGACATAATTACTTTTTTTCTTGTGCTAATTGATTTAAAATAAATTCTTGACCATAAGGAGGAACTCCCATTCTTTTAAAATCTTCAGGTTTAACATATTCTATAGTCCCATCTTTCTTTTTAGTGCCTATAAATGCGCCACCACCACCACCTAATTTAGATGGGATAGGTAGCATTATAGATTCTCCTTCATCATAATTATTTTGTTTTTGAACCACTACTTCTGGTTTTTTCATTAAAGATAATGGAGTAGATGGTTGTGGCAATCCACTGTCTTTTCCATATCTTTTTTGCCTAATTATTTTTTCTTCTGGAGTAAGCATATTTACTGGCTTTATTAATATAGGGTCATATGTATCAATATCAACTATATCACCATACATTACATCGTTCCTGTTTTTATTTTCAAAATCAGATTTTTGTGTAGGAACAATTCTTTTATCATATAATTGCATTGGCGCTCTAGTATCTAGTATATAATTAGATCGTTCTCTTTGAAGAAATTTATTTTTATCTATATTTTTTCTATAAATACTTTCTGGCATATTTGCAGCAACATCTTGGTAATTGTTATCTTTTGTTGACGGAACAACAATGCCAGATTGATTTATTCTTTTAAAATGATTAAATGCATTATCTAAACTATTAAAAAACTTGGCTGGATTATTTTCTTTTGTATTATAAGAGTTTACTAAATTTTTATATTTTTTATAATATTCTTGTACTTTTTTTGAATTATTATACAAAGCAAGACTATCTTCTTGTGTAGGCAAATCATTTTTCTTCATTGATTTCAATAAATCTTGCGGCATAGCTATTTTTTTTCTTGTGCTTTAATCTTCTTTTCTTGTTTTAACATTTCAGCGGTAGGTTTTTTACCTGAACCAGCAGCCGCACGAATGTTGTCCCAAAGACCACGAGGAGAATATGATCCATTAGCTCTCTTCATCATCTTTAATTTACTTTTCATACCACTAAGATACGAATTATTTCCAATTCTCAGACTTCCATATAGCCAAATCTAGCCCTTTTAAGTTTTTAGGGGGTACTGGTAAGAAATTAGATATATCTTCCAATTTTGGGGCATCTGTGTCGTAAGGAGGCATATTTTTAAATGGTGCCCCTCTTTTTGTTTTGCTTTTACCTAAAATATTAGGTTCGCCATCTGTATTTATAATTTCAAGAAGAGTCTTTGAAACAGAAATACTTTTGTAACCATCCATAAAATAATTAACTACTTGTTGAACAGAAGTCAAATTCTGCTCTTTTTGAATCATATCCAACTTATGTAAGTCAAATCTAACTCCAATTGGTTTGCTTTTTGCCATAATATTAATTTAATTAAAATGCTTCACAACTTTCAGAACATCCATCTAATGTTTCAAACATTGTTATTTGCCTAAGCTCTGCTTGCGATAAATTAGCCATTTTTTTTATATCATCAATGGATTTATTACCTCTATAAAAACTCAATGCATCTCCTTTATAAGAATCGTGTTTTGATACCCCATATTTATCAATCATTTCTTGCCACCAATCAAATTCTTTAGGATTTCTATTCATAATTCTTGCTAAAACTGTAAATGATTTTTTCCAACAACAAACGCAATTCCCATCATCTGGATGTATTTCTAAATCAAATGATTGTTTATCCCACCATTGTTTTACTTGGTTTTTTGTTACTGGATTTTGCTGCGCAAGAGGGTATAGTATTCTATTTTTTTTATGATTTTTACTAATTCTTTGTTGTTCATCAAATCTAATACCAATTGCTGTATAGTATTTATCCCATCCTATAGATTTTAAATAATCTTTAATAGGAGCAGTTTTTAATTGCGGTGAACAAAACGGAGCAGATTGGAATGGGATACCTAATTTATTTATCATAGCTTCAAAAGGCTCTCCTTTTCTTGATGCTGTTTCATATGTAACTAATTTATGATTCACAGACCATCCTTTCCCTTTTGCCGAAGGGTAACCTTCAATCCATTTTATATCAATACCCCATTCATTAGCACATTCATCAACAAAAAATAAAGTTTTTTCAGATTCTTTACCAGTGTTAGCAAATACTACAATTTTATCCCATTTATCTTTTTCAGTCCATTCATTAAAAAGCCACCAAGTCATATAAGCACTTGTTCTTCCTCCTGAAAAAGTTATTAAAAGCTTATTTTTCATGTTTTTTTAATTGTAGCTACAAAGTTAAGGGTATTTTACCAAATGTAGCTACAATATTATCCTATTAATACCCATAAGATCATATAAGATCCCAATAGTCCAATGTCCCCTGATACCATCAATCAATACGAATCAGGTGCCTGTCTATCCCTATGCCCATCAATTGCT